CCGCGTCATTAATTGTAATCGCCATGATCTGCCCCGCCGCCAAAGTAGGCAGATTTGCGGATGATGACAGCGTTATGCTTGTTGCCCCAGTTGTTACTGGAGCCGCTAATGTCGTATTAACATAATTAGCGACTACAAAAATACTCATCTTAATGTCACCTTAAAAACAACCTGAAAAGGTAGGTTAATGTATCCTTCCGATACTAATGTCTGAAAATTCTGCGCTGATGTGCTTGTTGGTATTGATATTTCCAATACATTCTTTGAATTTACCAAACTTTCAATTAATGTGTTTGTTGCGAGTGTATTTGTTGCATACGATCCAGTTGCGCCTATTTGCGTAAGATCTAGAAGAGATATGCTTATTTGATTTGAATAATCAATAGAAACATCAGATCCATTATACCCATAAATAAAACGAGCGACTCTATTCCTTAGCCATCTGATGGTAGTTTGCAGCCCATCGCCTCGATATAAATACCAAGTCAAAACACGCTTATAAATGTCATCAGTTACATTTTGCGATGTGCCTGATTGTACTTTATCAAAAGTATTCGTTGGCGGCGTGTTTGTCGCCTTAGTGTTTGTCGCACCGTAAACGCGAGACGAAACAGATGACAGGAATGGCCTTGATATTCCGTAAATACCATTAGCCACCCAATCAAGCAACTGGCCGCTAATTGATGATGATGTATATACGCCTAATGGTGTTGAATTAAACCAATCAACATAACCTTGAGCAATCTCATTGTACGATGAAACAAATGCCTGTAAATCATCATCATCCTGATATTGAAAATACAGATAAGACGGAAGAACATCCGGCAATGGCTGATTATTGAATGATTCAATCGCAATGCTATTGCTCATCCTTGAATTACCGTAATATCGCTATTACCTGAATAGAAATAGCTTTCAGGGTCTCCATAAATAACATTTGTTCCGGCGGTAGGTGTTACGACAGAGCCATTAATTTTTACCGTGAATGATAATGCAGTCAGATAATAAAGTGGCCATACGGATGAAACAGAATCTTGGAATGCAGCGGTCATCTCCAACAGGTTAATTGGTTGACCAACAACAATGCCATTGATGTAATTCTGAATCGCCGGAGCGGCGAGCTGATTGATTGTTGATGCGCCGGTGAAGTTAACCCATGACGTATTCCACACGGCATCAACTTGTACCGTTTGCAAAGGCGGATTAACGTAGGTAATTGAATATGTATCTGGCGCATCAATTACCGTAGCCGTGATATTACGCGCAGTTGTTGCCGACCCTTGCAAGGATGAAATATCAAGGACGCTTGAGTATATTGCGCCAGCAACCTGATACGGATCCCCGCCGCCAACGATAACCTCCCATCCTGATGGAACAGATACAACGGAAACAAGGCGAGGCTGAACGCCGGGAATCTTCTTGACATTGGTTTTGATGAATCCAGCCGTCCCTGTGCCGGTAACTTGCTCAGCCTCGATAACCCTTGATCTGTAGGAATCGACCGATTCGGAAGCCGCGCCGGGGGTTCCTGCAAGCGCATTGGTTACGGTCAGCGTATAAGGCGATGGCACAGAGGTGACAATCTGGGCAACCGTATTGGCAGCAACAGCCCATGATCCAGATTGTGAGGCGACGGCATACAATGGCTGTGAAGAACCACCCGTTCCCACCGCGCCACCGTCCTGAATTACATATTGATATGTGCCATCAGATACAATAAACCCCGGTGGAATGACGTACCCGATAGAGCCGCTAAATGTCACATAAACGCTAGTGTTTGTCGGAGTGCCTTGTGCAATTCCTAATTGAGCGCCGAGCATAGCCAAAACGAACGCATTTGCCCCGTATGGCGTTATTGAGTTAATGGCATCCACTCGCGCTTGATCACATTGAGCAATGGCTGCAACATCAGTGGACGCAATATCCTCGATCAAAGTTCCCGGAAGATTGGCGGTATATCCCGGATTAGTTGCGGCAACATTCCCAACTAGCGTCGAACGGATATTTGCAGGCGATGTAACAACCGCCCCTTCTGATGACATTACGACAGGAATTGTACTCATGTTGCTATCGTTGCCCCTAGAACTGATCCGCGATTGGTAATGGCCGTGACATTATACTCTGGCGGCGTTGTTAATGGTACACGAGCAATGGTTAATGATGCGAAATATGGAGAATATTGAGATTGCGCAATCATCGCATAATAATCAGGATAAACTTGAGTAACCAGTGATTGAAATGATGGGATTCCATATCCTGCATAGAATGGGGACTCTCCGAGATTAAGCTGTAAATCCTGAGCCAGTGCGGTTAGATAAACATCATCGTTATATCCTTTTGCGTCGGTTGTAACATCGACCCAAGTCTTGTTACCGAGTTCATCCGTTGTTCTGCCATATATGCGCATGGTCATTATATTGGCCCCGTTGTATTGCTTGCGCCGGTTGTCACGCCGCCATGAACGTGCGTATTGAAATCAATGCCATTAAATGTAGCGGCGGCGGGTGTGAATGTATATGAAATGCCGCCAACTGTAATTGTCACACCAGTGGCATCTATTTTAAGCGATGTTGTGCCAAAGGTAATTGTCGTGCCACTTGTATCTGTAATTACGCTTGATGACGACCCTGTTGTTGTCTGGCCTATAAAGCCATTCGGCCCTTGCACAATTGCTGCATTCTGATCTTGTGGCGCCGATATTGATTTAGATACTGGCAAAAATACCAATGCCGATAGATTACCAGGTATAACGCCAATTTTAGGCAACGCAGTCGAATTGCCAACAATATTGGAGATGTAGGTATCCGCCGGTACCGTAATGCCCGTATCGCCAATCTGGGTAGGCATTCTGATCCACGGAGATTCGGCCTTGGGAATTGTTATCTGTGGCAATGTCCACGGGGAAGAATCTACCTCGAACGCCACTGTAACCTGTGAACCACTAACCGCCACAACGCGGCAGGGCAGCGCATGGCCTAATTGCTGAATCGCTTCTTTGGCTCGCTGCACGGCAAGCTGGTTTAAGCTTTTCTGTGCCCAAAGTTTGTTATGCTGATTTGGCATATCAACTCACCACGCAATTAAAGATGCTAACCCAGCTTTGGCCGTCCGGAGTGCGGAAATTGCCAACAGCGCGATTTTCCAGAACTTGGAAAGTTCCCTGAAAAGCACTGCTGTATTTATTGCTTGATGGGTACGAGTCTTGCGCGGTCTGAATCAATCCGGGGATATTCTGGAATTTGGCAGGCATTTTGATTTGCGCGCCAACATAAATATCAGCGCGAAGTACCGTGGTGACCTGCATTGTATTTGTTGCAATCCATGTTGGCTGGCCAACCAAGTCAACAAAATCGATGGAAATTGGACTTGGCTTGTATGTATCGTCATAAATCAGGATCGTGCCAGCCTGATAAACGCTATAAATATTCTTGCCCACTTGTGCCGCCGCCGCCTCAAGAGTTGGCATCAGGTCGATTATTGACGCATAGCTTCCCACGCAGTCAAAATCCAAAATCATGTTTGGGTCAATTTGAACATTTATCTTCGCGCGCGGGTACGCGGTCTTGATGCTGGTTTCTAACGCTGATTTAAGGGGCGATCCTTTCATCCAGTTGATAACAACGTTACCAGGCTCATCGATATAAATCTCTGTGGGCGTGATGACTAAATCGAGCGTCATCTCGGTACCCTGCCAATTCCCCCATGATTGCCAGACTGTTCCCGTTGCAATCAGGCCAGCTTGTCTTGGATTGGCTAATGGCAAGCCTTGCGCCATACCCGCCTTAAGAGAGAATTGCAGCCCGGTGAATTTTTGTGCTTGCTGCAAATCATTCAGGCTGATGCCTTCAATCGTGATGGTGCTATTGCCAGCAAACACGCCGAAGGGCATAACCAGCATATCAAACATGATATTTTGTGCGCCGGGATCATACTTGCCGCCAGGGTGCGATTGCCATTGTTTGACGATTCTCCCCTGTTTGCCGTCTGGCGTAGGTTCGCTTAAGATGATCTCGTAATATCTCACGGGTTCACCTCGAAATAACCAGTATTGGCGCGGTACAGGATCGTGGACGATGAAAAAACGCCAAGCGCAAAATATATATCATAGCCATCAGGCGACCCAAGTAATCCGCCATTCCAAACTACATTTCCCGATTGATCCGCGAGCGTGAAATACCAACGCTGTGCGGCAAAGTTCCATGTGGCCGTTCCGGTATATGACCGGCCATCCAAAACAAACGTCTGTGCAAATGGCGGCGATTGATTATCGTTTGGCGTGAATTGAACGAGTGTCGTCATGATAGCGCCGGAGTAGACATGAAGTTATTAATCGCAGCCGGTATGCCTGTTATTGGACTGCTTCCGGTTAACCCACTAGGGGATGATTGAGTTAGCACATTCCCGCCTGTGATCTTGGCAATCTGTGCGCTAAATGCTGCATTGGCATCACTTGTGCTAATCAATGGCTGAACGAAGTCAATTTGCCACATAACCTGACGCTGTTTGGTTTCGCCGGTTGTAACGTCGGTCATCGCCGTCATAACACAATTCTGATACAAGAATGCAGGGGTGGCTATCGTGTAAGTCCCGCCTGCCTGATTGTGATTCTCCAGCGCGGTTTGTAGCGCCGTGAATATCGCCATCTTGGTCAAATAGCCGCCGGTATCACGCACGGGCGCAATCATAAGCAACGAAACGGTCTTGGGCTGCTGGATAATGGCGTTTGCCGCTACTTGCTGGTTGGCGAATGGATAGGTAGCAATGGCGTTATTGATTACGGTGCTGCCCGGGATAGGCAGGTATGTCGCATAGAAGTCGGATAAATCAATATTTCCAGTTGTTGCCACGCCTTGCAGGAATGCGCCAATCTGTCCTGTGTAACCAATAATTGGCATGGGCATCCCAAGTGTGCCGCCAGTCAAAACGATAGGCGATACTTGAAACGCAAGATTATACACATCACGGAAAGCACTACTTAAATCAGCCATAATCAATGAGCCGCCGCATTATTGCTTACATACAGATTCGCGCCCGTCTTATTCTCTATGGTTATATTAACAGAAGGCGTCTTAACACGAGAAACAACATCATTTATGTAATTCTGAGTCTGTTGATAATTCGCAGGAGACTGGAATTGGCGCATGGATGATCTCCAGTCGCCCCCTTTGCCAGCCGCATTTATTGCCTTATCAACAGTTCCTTGTCCTGCATTATACGCCGCCAGCGCCTCTTGAATATCCCCGTGATAATGACGCAAGTTCTCTTGCATTATCTTCCCCGCTGCCATGCCGGACTGACGCAAAGAGTTTGGGTCTACATGATATGCGGCTGCTGTTTTTGGCATTAAGCCAAAATGGCCCATAGCCCCAGCAGGAGAAATCATGTTTTTACCGCGGGATGACTCTTGAAGCCACATTGAATCAAGCAATCCTTTGCTCAAATGATACTTTTGTTCAACGGCTGATAGATACGCCTCTTTTTCACTCATTGGGGCATTCTTGATGCCTGGAGAAAGCTTCAGAGGCAATATTGACGAGAAGTAAAAATCACTATGAGCCTTTGCAATTTTTTCCGATTGCACAAATTCCTTTCTATCCGCCGGAGTAGATGGTTTGAATACAGAAACAGCATGGCCAGTGGCGCGCAATATGCTTACGATCAAGTCGCCAAATGATTTCAGGTTAGCAAGAAACTCCTTGCTGCCGAGGTACTCGGCAACAGATTTAATGCCATCGCCAAATTTCTTGATTTCTTCCGGCGTGATGCCTTGAATCAATGCCGAAAAATCCCTGGTTAGCGAGTTGACTACATCGCTAATCGTTGGCGCCAGCTGGGCGAGTTTGTTTGTCAGAACGGTTTCAATGGTCTGCCCTGCAAGTGTTACTTGCCGAGTCAGCTTGTACCATGCATCAGTGCTTTTATCGCTGACATTGAGCGTTCCGGTATCGCTTCGGTATTGTGCCGCTCCTGCGCGCAAAGCCGATGCCGGAGTATTGCCAAGCCTGCGGATATCCTCCATGCTCAGGCCGATTTGAGTAAATCCCTTGGAGCTCATTACCTGCTGCGTGCGTAGTTCGGGAGGCGTGTTTTTCCAAACGTCATGCGCGTGCATCGCGGCCTTGATTGACAGCTCGTCAACGCCCATCGTTTGCGCTTGCTGCAAGCTTACACCAGCAGCCATAGCGAGATAGGGAAGCTTGCCGAAATCAGCTTGTGCGCCCGCCACATTAGATAGCATTGATTGAGGCACATAACGCCCTAAATCAGTGCCGAATGCTCTGGTTTGCCCTTGTGATAGAGATAATCCGCGCGCCGTTCTCTGATTGGATACGGCAGATCGCCCGAGTGCATCCATGCCCCACAATCCAGCCGCGCCGAAGCCAATACCGGCAGCGGTCAGCTTCATCATAAATTTGCCGATGCCAAATATGTTCTTGGCGAGCTCTCCGCTGCTTTTCACCATCTTGCGCATGGTGCGTTCAGATTCGCTTAAAATCTGATGGAAGCCTTTCTGCGCCTTGGTTGTCTTTACAATGCCTTTTTCAAGACTGCCTGCGCCCGCGCCAATAGCGCCAAAAGCGGCCTTTGATTCGTCAGATAACCCGGCAATCTTTTCTTCAAACTGGCTGTAAATGTCATAGAAGGCTTTGAATTGGGAATCATTGACTTCAATATCTATGATGGATTTTCTTGCCATTATTCGATTCCCTTAAATCCAATTGCTTCTGTTATGTATCGTTCCCTGAACTCTCGGGCTGATCGGAAACGAATATTGTCATCATCTGGGTTTTCATTGAAGAATTGCCGGAAACCCTCCCTTGATGCAAACCTTAAACAGGCACCGACGATGCCGCCTTCACCGGCTTCTCCGAAGCTTCGGCACTCGTCAACTTCGGCAAGGAAGCGCCCAATTCCGAAACTGACAATGATGTGACGAATCCCTGCAAAAGGGATGCGGCAGCATTCGCCAATGCCGCCCTCTGCGCTCGTTTCGTCAACCAGTAATGACAGGTAAAAAAAACGAGGGATGACTCCACCTCTTCCCAATCTTCCGCATCCAGTGCACCCGCCTTGATAGCGGCATCAACTGGCTTCATGTCGTAGCCATTGGCACCAGCAACCAGAACCATAGACAACCGGCGAAGCTCCGCGAAGAATGCGCTGATTACACGATCCGCGCCGCTTGTGTCCATTTGGTCGGAAAATGATTTGCGGATTTCATCCTTGAGCGCCAATGCCGCGATAGATGGGCCACTGAGCATTTGATAGGCGGTTCCTTTGCTCGCTAGTTCGCCCTTTACCGCTGCCAATGCCTTATAGTTAATCTCGAATACTTCCTTGCTAATCGGCGTGTGATAAACATAAAGCTCGTCTTCACGTACTGGCAGGACTAGATTAATGTTGTCATCGATCTTCATCAGATAGTCCACAGGTTGTTATTGACGTAGTAAATGCCGCGCAATGTCAAAGTCACTTCTGGGTTTGTGCCGTCATACGGCCCCGGATCAATGTGGCGAATGATGCAATTTACAAGGTCAATTTCACCGTATGCAGTCGTGTCGGGGAAGATTGAAACCCCGCCAATGTCGGAATTTGCAAGTGCCTGATTCTGCCATGATGTAGCCAGCGATTGGGTACGCAGCAAGCCAACGGTGACAGTCGCCATGACATACGGCTCTGGCGATGTAACGCCGCCAGTAGCTGTCGGGATCAGCATGTCGAAATCTTCGTCGAATGTAACGGTAACGAATCGCTTGGACATATACGGAGGCGTGATATTCAGGCTTGAATTGCCCGGAATGGTCACGCTTGCCCGTAGCCTGTTCAGCGTGCCTTGAGCCACTAATGGATTGGCCATGATCTACTCCTTATACGACAAACTGAACAGCACTGAGCTTGAACGTGATTGATTGGAAACCATTCTGCCCAACTACGGTTGCGCTGAAACCATCATAGATGCCGGCGGCATAATCGTTTGGATTTTGCGTGGTGTAATCGACGAATGATTGGGCGCTAACCGTGGCAGACAACGCGCATCCGAACGTGACCGCGCTGTTGGCGATATTCTGCGCGATTTTCTGCAATGTGTTGATGCCGTTCTGGTTATAAAGCAATGGCGGGTTGCTGTTGCTGCCGTTGATGATCGCAGCAGCCAAGGCTTGTTTTACTTGAATCTGGAACCAATCAATGCCGTACCACCAGCTTGCCTGTGTGCCGTCTTGCAGCATGCCACGGAAAAGGCAAGAAGTGCTGATGCCGCCTTCTGCGCCTGTGTACACCACATTGGTATAGTTAGTCAGAATGTTGGTTAACGTGCCTTCATTGCCAATCGGTGACCAAGGCGTGACGCCATATCCGTATCGGAAGCCCATTGGAGCTAATGGACTAGCAGCGCGTGGATTATTCGCCAGCCACTGATAGAACGGGAATGCGACAGAGAACTCAGTGCTTGGCGCTGTTGGCGATGTAACCAAGCTAAAGATGGCCTTGTTCGTCGCGTAGGCAGTCATGCCGCTGGTCGTGGTCGTGGTGTAGAAGTACGTTTTGCCAGTGGCGCTTGAATAGTTCTTAGCCATGACATTCAGAGCGTTTGCCATGATCACGGTCAATGTTGGCGCTGTGCCAGTATCGGCAACGCTCAATGTGGCGGTAGGCGCTGCCTGATTTGGATACCAGCCAGGATCGGTGATGGTGATAGCCGTTACTTGACCATTTGAATCAATCGTGGCCGTTGCTGTAGCGGTAACGCCGCCACCAGATGCGGCGGTGAATGTGACAGTCGGGGCAACTGTGTAGGTATAGGTGCCTGTTCCTATGGTAACACTGCCAACAATCTCGGACATGCTATCCCAGTCAACAGGAACCAGATACGAGTAGAACACGCCCGGATTGGCGGTGATCCAAGTTTCAAGGCTGGTGATTTGAGTTGCAATGTTAGCATTATAGCCAAGCTCAAGCAGATACACCCCAACACCAGTGCCCTGAGCAAAGAACGTGGTGGCCATGTGCAGCAATTCAGCATAGTTGCCAGTGCCGCTTGTCTGCAAATAGCTTTCAACGGTAGCAAGGTCGCCGCAATACTGATACAAGCCAGTGGTGAGCGTGGTGCCGCCCACGGAGATAAGCGCACCTGACTGCTGCAATTGTGACGGTACGGGAGCGGATACAACCTGCGCCGTCAAATTGACAATTTTTGTCGTGATCGACTGTGCCATAATCGCACCCCTTAAGAATATGAAACCGAAACAACGCCGCCGGTGCCGGGGTCAACTACAATCCCGTTAGCACAGGGCCAGTCCAGATTTAATACAGTGGTATTGGTCAAGCCAGTGCCGATGTTATCAATCTGGTTCGCGGTAGAAATGCCGCCTAAAGTGGCGGAATCGTACATGCCGCCAGCGCCGGTAGGTGCGGTGATAATCGTTACCTTGTGCAGAACGCCTTTTGACGCTTTAATCAAAGTCGGCACTGTGACGTGATTGACTGAATTCACGCCACCCGGCAATGGCCCTGTGTAATTGCTCATGTCATCCCCCTTTAGTTATAGGAAACCGACAGAACTTGACCAGTACCGGGAGTAACCACAATGCCGGTCGCGCAGGGGAAGATCAGAGAGTAATTGCCCACGGTATTTGGGATACTCGCGACCAAATTCGCGGCAGCGGCGGCACCGACAGTCGCAACATCGTGGACGGCTCCGGGGGCGCTACCGGCAGTAGTCACTGACACGTTGTAGATTGTGCCGGGAGTCGCTTTAACAACAGCCGCCGCCGTGATATTGAGAAGGTTTGCATTCCCGCCGGGACGTGGAAAGTAGGGATTAATAGCCATTTCTTATTTACCTCACTGGGTGGTTATACTGGAAAATCCAGCTGACAAAATCAATCTGCGCGCTACTGCATCCGCTGCGTTTTGATAATACGACGCAAGAATAACTATTCGTTTCTTCATTGCCAGTGCCGTTATTTCGCTTTGCTTCCGCTTATCGTCCTGAATAGCTGGAGAATTGCAAAACCCGTAATAATCCGTATTTAGTGAATAATCCATCAAACTTGAAAGATATTGTATCGCTTTTTGACTTGTAAATCCATATAAGGTCAATTCCACCGTATCCCGCATTAATTGCGAGCTATTAAGGTCATAAAGATTAGACCCCGCTTGTGTTCCCGGCCATTGATATAACGGAGCCATACCAAAAGGAATGGTATTGCCCGGCTCAATATGAACGACGATATAAGGTGGAACAAGGTTCTCTGATACCAAATACGATGGGTAAACCGGAGCAAAGCTGTTTTGCGCAAGCCACAATGGAAGGCTATTGCTGACGATTGGCCCGACCGGCAAATCAGCCGAGCTATTGATTAATTGCGCTTCAAGCGCCGGATAAACCGCATCGCCGCTGTAATGCCATAATCCGGCCTGCTGATATATCGGCGCGGTCTGATTGAAAACCACTTTCAGCGTAGTGCTATCTGTTGACCATTCACCAATCCAAAGCGTATTGGTGCCGACTGTATTAAACGCGCTGATTTCATCAAATGATGTAAACACCACATGATTAACAGCTATCGTCTGGTCTTCATCCTGTGATTGCTCAATGCCAAGATGCAAAGAGCCTTCAAATGCTGCTGTTGTCGTGGTTTTTACCCAGAACACATAGCCGTCAGTTGAAAGAACCGATTTTGTGTACTGCGTGAATGTGACCGTTTGAGAATTGGAAAGCGTGCGTAAGCCAGACTCAAGTCCTGCTTCTAATTGTCGTGGCGCGGCTGATGCTTCGTCAATAATGCCCATTATTTTTCATCCGCCCATGTTCTAAACGAACGCTGATACAGGCCGGTATCAATGAAGCTCGGACGCGCCTTGTTCTCTTTGACGAATGGCCGCTTTTTGCGATGACTAACGCCCTTTACCGCCGCCACTGTTGGCATGTTGCCTTTTTGCTGCTCCCATTCGCCATCGTCGAGATAATCTCGGAACATTGCATCGACTTTCGGGAACTCAAGACTTTTTGCATTAACCGGGTGACCCATCGCCGCAGTTTCAAGCAATCCTGCCATTTGATCGGCGAGCGCGTCGGCAATGTCATCTTCGTGCAAATCAACAAACGTACCCATGACGGCATATTTTTCTTCGAGGATCTCCGCGACATCGCCAGTCGTGGTTGTTTTGCCCTGTTCCGTATAGGCCACATCAACCACGCCGAGATGCAATGTGATTGCCATCAAGACACTCCGAACAGATTCGACCCGTACATCTGGGCATATTCCAAATAGAACCGACCCCAAGGCGTTTTAAGCAGGTCTAGTGCCTGCATTGGCATGTCTTTCATCCACTCAAGAGCAAGCATTGATTCGCTCGTTGATTGGTCTGATGTCGATATGATCGGGCCAGCGCGGAACGAGAGCAGCGCAAATTCCTTGCGCAAGCCCGTGAAATAGGTAGATGGAGAAACATCTTGGGCGATGCACAGAAGCCTGTGCATTCCAAGATTGTAAACCGCCATCACATAAGGCGAAGATGTCAGCGTAGTGCCAACATAAGACTGCACAAGCTGAGCAGGAGGTAGCATGGCCGTGTTTTGAGCATATCCAAGCGACCACACCAAATACTCGGAGTTGCTTGGCAAATCAGCAGTCGGTACGCCTTGGCTATAAACGAAGGTCGTGAAGTCTGCTAGATTCGGATTGCTTGGATCAACAAAGGCCATGACTTCCCCTTAATTACAGTTTGACTTCATCTGTGCCTTTTTCGTCTACGGTAACCTTGAACTTAACCTCTTTGCCGGTAGCCTTTTCTCGCGGCGGCAGGTCTTGAACAACCTCAACCTCGGTCAAGCTCGCAAGGCGCTTGCCGCTGCGCTTGTCACGAGTAGACTTCTCGTAAGCAGCGGCATTTCGCATGGCCTCATTAACAGACCGTTTCTCCTGCTTCTCTACCAGCGTTTCGTGTGCATCGCTGATTTTGTCAGAGCTAACAGGTTTTCCGAGGCTATACAGATAGCCATCGAAATCTTCGCTATGCAATTTGCTATCGGCATTATTACGAGCACCGAAACGCTCTAAATGACCAACAATAGAATCAATGCTGGCTTTTGATAAACCGGCAGCAATTTCTCGTTGTTGACCTGATGGGATCTCGATAATAGTTACTTTACCGGATTCGGGAATTCGAACGTTTAGCATCCAATTTTGTTTGGTGGCGTTTGCAACGTAAAGCATTTTTTAGTTCTCCTAAACTTGTTATAATCCGCGAGCTAATTCGCTCCTACGGATTAGTTGAGCCGCATTAATGATTACCTCATTGTGCGGCTCACTTATTATGCCCTAATTAATAAGGCATTGACAGAATGTACAGACCTTGTGGACGAATATTCCAACCGGAAGAGCAACGGATTTCCTGAATCTCAGTGATGCCGCCATCTGGGGTAGGAGTAGGAATCTTCATCGGGGCTGCCATGTCGGTGTACATCAAGTTTACACCGCGCATCTGGGGATTGATTTCCCCAAATTCGTTGGTATTGATGCCATTAATGGAGGGAACTTCGACTTCTGGAATGGTCAGAATAACCGCATCCGCTCCGCCCGAGCCTTTGCCAATCAAGGTATCGTCAAAATGCCATTCAATTTCGTCGCCCATCTCCGTGACTACGTTTTTAATGGTTTGACCGATAGTGCTAGTACCAGCGCCGGGACGTTGATAGCTAGTGATCTGGACAATGGAGCCGTACTGGAACTGCAAAAAGACGCGCTGTGGTGACACAATGACGATCTTGTTACTGATGTTGTTGCCAGACTGGTACATGCCGGTTTTCATCGCAACGATCTGCGACAGAATCCACAGAGCCATTTCGCCGTTATCGTAAGCGGTAACGGTGGTAGCGCCGTAGGTATCGGCTGGCAGGGTTACTGCGGTAGCGCCTGCCGCGTTAAGCAAGCCTTCGCCATTCGATGGGTTGTAGCCATAGAGCAGCATTGTACGCATTTGCTGGAAGATACCCTGACGCGATGCAAGGTCTTGAGCGGCAGGCAGCGCGACATTGTAGTTGGCAGCGGCGGCAATGTCGTGATGATCCCAAATCGCGCGGGTGCGGATCAGGTAGGTCGGCGTGCTGTACTGCGAACCTACCAGCGTAGACGATGGCAGGAAGTTTGAGGATGCCTGAGCGGTGAAGGTCTCAGTACGCAAATCAAGCGAGTTGATATACACATACAAGTCCCCAGAGCCGATCTTGGTCTGCGGCTTGCCATCCATCAGGGCGTTAAAAGCGCCGGTTGCCTGGGCATAGGTTACAACGAGGCCAGGTTCCGCAAAATGCGGATTGGCTCGGACTTGTGCTGGGAAAAAATTAGCCATTCTTTGTACTCCTTAGATTTGGATGATTGCAACAGCGCCAGAAACCCAAGTCAGGGTGCCTGATGCGTTATTAACAATTTGGCTGTTAGTGTTGACCGACAGAACCCTGACCGGAAGAGCTGTGCCCGTGGTGTGCGCAATCAGCTTCTGATTGGTGTAATCCCACTGTACTTGCTGAATGGTGGTGCCTGAATCAAGCGCAGCCGCCAGCGTTGGGTCACATTGAACAGCGATACGGGCATTTGAACCAAGGCGGAAATAGCTGATGGTCATGCCAGCGTCGTACTGCTGCACGCTATTACCGGGGACAATCAGGCCGTTGCTGGCTTGGTTGAACACGGTAAAGGCGGTCAAGTTAGTGGCGCTTGTGGCGATTGTCAGCGGATTGCCAAGGTTTTCAGAACCCGGAGCAGGCACGCTTTCAGTCATTGCCATAGCGCCCCAAACTGCGGATGTCACAGTAGAAGCGATTTGACCAGCGGCCATCCACATGCGGCTAGTGGTATCGTCAAGGAATGAACCCTGAATATAACCTTGGGTCTGTGACAGGAAGGTTGACTGCGGGGAAGTAGTCAGCTGCGGATTGAAAGAGATATTAGCCATTTATTAGACTCCTTTGCCAGCAGTGCGGTCGATTTTTACTTTCATGCCAACGCCCTTGAATGGGTTGAGCCATTCGTTAGAGTCGCCATAATATGTGGTGATTTCACGGCCTGCTGAGTCTTTGCGAACAACAGGAATCAGGCGACCAGATGAGCCGACAGAAGGCGAACGAGCAACGCCCATCGCATCAGCATAGATACGCTCTTCGATTACACCGAAGGATACTTCATCCATTGAATCAAGCTTGATGCCCGCCAATTCCTTGCTGTGCTTTTTGAACTTGTCGGCAAGGCGCTTGCGGTATGCAATAGGTGATTCGCCATACAAAGGCGCACTGATTTCTTCGCCAAACATCTGAGCCAGTGAATCGGCGCGTGATTGAGCCTTTGCCAGTACATCACGGTCTGCACTAGAGATTGGCTTGTTGATGACGTTGATCTTTGCATCCATCGCCTCAATTCGAGCGCGAAGGTCTGCATTCTCTTTTTTCAATGAGTCTGCGTATTCCAAGGCTTTATCCTCTTCATTGTTTTCGGACTTGTGCGCTTCCATGGCATTCTCAAGTCCTTCGCCCGCTTCAACCATGCCTTTGGTTTCTTCGATTTCTTTATCGACCTCACCATCGGAATCAGCCTTAGCCTCTTCTTTTTTGCCATCTTCCTTTTCCTCGGAATCGGCGCGCGCTGATTCAATAGAATCAAGCCGCTTCATGATTGCATCTGCCCATGCAGGCATTTTTTCATCTTCTTCCATTTTGGTTTCCTCTTGGTTAGTAATCGCAATGCCTTTCGGTTCCCCGCCTTTATCCCATGCGCCAGTTTCGCAAATGGCTAAATGGTCTAAATAAGACGGTTTCCCCTCAATGAGCACCGTTTCTCCCTCAATATCGAGAGTTTCAGTTGAACCCGCATTGCGAAAAACAACTGCGGGACTCGTTGATGCGTGGCTCGTTTGCATTAACTCTGCCGCATCATCATCGAATACTTTTGCAATGCCCCATACTTCATCGCCTTTTATATAGGGCAGGATTATAACACCAATTGATCTATTTCTAAATTCGTCGGTATTAAGTATGCTTTCTGGATGCTCGAATATTAATGGCAGGCCATTACATCGCTCTACAAATTCATCTGTTAGAAAGTTTTCAGGTGGGCGATAAACATATTCATCCCGCGAATCACGATAAGCGGTTCCTGTCCCAGTAACCCGAACATCGAATAAATGAATGTTTTCGTATTTTTGCGGGCTTGGCAATTCGCCTGATTGAATTTGTTTTGCGATTGTTAATTCTGTCGGCGCGGAATCGGCTCGACTTATTCCTAAAATCTTTTTCACGCCGGGGTGGGTTGTGTCTGGGACGTTTGTTTTATCAAACCATCCGGCCTTGTCGTGCTCATTATTCAGCTTCACATCAAAGTCTTTTGATGTATTGACAATAAAGTTCTGATAATTGACCTCGTCATTCCCGGTCATCATGGGCTCTGGATTTATGTCTGAATCAGAAAAATCAACACCGATCTCTTCTATTGATTCTCGAATAGCGGCATCTAATGGGGTTTCTCCTGATTCAATATGGCCGCCAGGGCCTTCCCACTCATCCCGATCAGTTCGATGAACGAGAAAAACTTTATTTCCATTCAGAATGAGTAATCCGGCACATTGTGCTTTTCCATCAGAATCAGCCTTAACAAACTCTTTGCCCACAGACTGGGGTACGCCGCCATAACCGCCCGGAGTATGGGTGGCAATTTCCATCAACTTGTGCTGGGCGGATGATTTAGATGGCATAATTTACTCGCTTTAACAATTTGATTTCTCCTGCCATCTCTCTTTTTTTGGCAAGTTCATATTCTGTTTGTAAATTTCCTCTTGCTTTGCATAGAGTTCTAAATTCAAGAGCCACGTCTATTTGTTCTTTTTTTATTATTGAATATGGTCTTATCGCAATAAAGAATTTTACCGCATTTTCACCAGTTAGTCTCCATACATATCCTTGGCTCCAATGTTCTTTTCCTTTAGATTTTAATGCCATACGCCCACCGATCTTATCCAGAAGCCATTTCATGATTCTGATATCTGTGTTCGCTATTTGAACTTCATAATGCCAAGCTGATCTGCGGCCACCATTTTTTGTTTTGTTTTTTGTCTCATATACGCCAACAGTTCCTTCGCCATCAAATAACCCGCATACATAAGCGGTATCAGCTATAGATAGACAACTCATGTCAATCAGCGGTCTCGCATAGCGTTCATGTGATTTAGCTGGCATTTCTAATCCTCTCCCGCGCATCTTCAAGAACCTTTTTACCCTTAGCAGTCAGCATGTCTTCGGGCAGGTCGCGAAGGTTGGTTAGGTAAATTCCCCAGCATTTGCAGCTTACTTCTGCGGCAGGGGATGTGATTTCATCTGTATATCCGGCCCCTTTATTGATTAACCCTTGCTCGATTGCCCACGAACCTCTTATAGCATATATTTTGCTATCCCTTTCTTTGTGGTCTTCCCTGTAATCGTACCCTTTTGCTCGAAAATGGCTTCTCCACTCCATGGCAATTGCGCCAGAGTGATCGGCAATCGTCGCATCAATAGCGGCCATGAGCTTGTGACCTTGGTCTATCTCACGCCGTCTGGTTTCAAATTTAAGCTGCTTTTCCGTCTTGGTGATGTCGTTGAGCACTTCGGTCTTATTGATCGCATCAGTACCGCCCACTGGGACGCTGCTCATCCATCCGCTGAATCGCTGCAAGGTCTTGTCGATTGCCTGCTGGCGATTGATCTTGATCATCTGAGCATTTGCGAGAATGCGGCGGTCAAGGTCTTGGCGTAATGACGGCTCAATTTGCGCAAGGGTAAACCGCTTGACACCGGGATTTGACTTGGCAATGCGCGTGGGCGACATAGCTCGCTTAAAGTACGTTTCCAAGGCGCCAGATAGCGCCTTGTTCATCGCATCTTCACTGATGAACTCACGCTCCGCCGCGCGTCGCAATTCAAACAGCACCTTCTCCAGCCGTGGCGCATCAGGGAAGCCAGTTTCGGCAATCTCATTAATGTACTCGCGGACAAGATCGCGGAAGCGCTTGATCATGTTCGGCCAGACTCAGGAGGCGGCATACTTGGCTCGCCTGGCTCGATTTGTGGTGGCGTGTATGCCGCGATCAGGTCGGGATCAATCTCAAGACGTGAATTAAACAGCAGCCGCTTTTCGTTCACCACGTCAGCCAGCCATGACGCGATAGCCGCCCTGTTTTCAGGATCAAGATTGGGAGCCATAACCTCATAAACGCCAATGGCTGCCTTGAGGATAACGTCATCTACCTCTATCTTCTTGCTGTCAGGCTCAGTCAGCAGATTTGGCCATACGGCAATAAACGAATTTTTCCATTCATAGAACGCTGTTTCGTAATCAGTATCGCCGTAAATGCCTGGGTACTTCGATTGAATCGTTGCGTAAAAGCTGCGATTCCATGCCCGATGCATAACGATCCGATCCATGAAGTCGTATAGCGGCTGCATGTCCTGCCGTATGCCGTCAATGTATCTGGCGATGTTCTTTGCATCCTCTGTGCCTTCGCCAAACCCTTCAGCCATCGTTTCCTGATTGAGGAACGATGCTGGCATGTCTGCGCCGGTAGCAATGTTCTTCAAGATGTTGTTGCGCGCAAATTCGGCCGCGTCACGAAGATTGTGCAAGTCGAGTGATTCTAGGCTTTCGTCAATGCCAATCTGAACAACGTTGCCGGTTTTGGCACCTTTAATTGCGCTGCGCTTAAACGCACCCCAAGCGCGTGATACTTGATCGAGAATAGAGCCGGGTGATTTAATCTTGGCAACGATTAACGCGGCTTTTTCGGTAACCGCATTATCAGTCACCATCGACTGAACAAACGATTTCAGCGGATATAAGGATCGCTGATAAACAGAGCGGCCAACGAAGCCAAATGCCGAATTAGTCCACTCAATATAGATCGGCTGTTCATTCATCATGATTGCGGCTCGGCTTGAATGATACGGCTTGCCAGCAACGCGGATAAATGTTGGCTTTAGAAAATCCTCGGCATTCGGGTCTTGATTGAGAACCAAGCTACCAGCGGTATTAAGCGGATCAAGCACGTTAAAAAATATGTTCTTGTCTGCGATATTATCGAGATTAAGCGGCTCGGTTTCCGCCACGCCATGTTCCAATACTGCGAGTGATGCAATACCGTATACACGCGATAACTTAGCTACGTTTCTGATTGTGTTAGAGCAACGGAGCTTATCCCACTCTTTCTCGAATGCTTCTAGCAATTCTTTTTCAGGTGATCCCGGTATTTGAATCTCTCGGTTTTGAGATTGCGCCATCTTGATAGGCGATTCGGCCATCTTTTGGCCTAATGGATGATCTACAAAAATGGTTTTGCAAAGCTGATATGAAGGCTGTGAGCCGGGCTGGATTGCGTCAGCCTGTAAAAGCTCCATCAATGACGAAGGCAGCGCCGATGCGCTGATGTATGACAAGCCGCCGCTATCCACATTAGGCTCGAATGACATTGGGGTTGATACCGCCTGAAATTAATTTGAAGCGATTATACATCAATTCATGTTTTGTTAATACCCGACTGAATCACCCAGCGCAATTGCAACCGCATAAACGAATGCGTCGAGTAAATCCATGCCGTGCGGTGTTTTTGCTCCGACCCTGAAACCGCACACTTGAGAAATAAAGTGATTGCGGCTTATGTTCCTATAGATCATCACTTTGTTGTAAACGTGCTCCGACACTTTAACCATGCCGCGATTAACATATCCTGAAACCGATAACGCGCGACCATCTTTACCCAGTGATGTTAATGCGCCATCAATCGGATATACATTCATCCCTTTGCGCTGCGCTTGTTGAATCAGAACTGTACCGCTGGCCTTGTCCTCAATCCAAATACCAATATTCCCATTCCGCGCATTGGTTTCGCGTGCTAGTTGCTCAAGTCGGATGTTTACGGATTGCAGCCAAGTGTCTAACAAATCGCCTTGGATCTGAATCACGTCATAATCGAGAATTATTAATGGCTGACCGGCTATCTTGTTTCGGGCTACATAAACAACCGCCGTGCCGTCGTGCTCCAACCCATCTTTAAGCGCGGTATCGATGACCGCGAATACCTGATCCACTCGATGCGGCATTTCAATTGGCCTGCCTTCAACGAGCAATTGAGACTCGGCAAAGAACTCGCCGCCGTCCTTGATTGGTCGCTGGCTGTATTGGCCATCGCTCATTAAATCGAGCGCCTGAGCATTGCTATACTTTTGCGGCCATAAGCTGCCATCAGGAAGTTCATATGGAACCGCCATGGCTTGCCCCTCATGCTCGAATGGCTTTGTTCCGCTGATGTAAGCCGGTAGAACCAGGTGATGCCATTCTTCGCCGCTTTGGTTTAGCAGGTATGAAGTGAAATCGTCCACATGCAATCGCTGCATGATGACAATCACCGGCACGTCAGGTGAGGCTGTACGCGATCTAAATACATTTTTCCATCGGTTATTGATGAATGAACGCACTGTTTCGCTATACGCATCATCCGGCTTTAACGGATCATCGATGATCATTGCGCCGGAAAATATATTAGACCCGATTAATCCGGCTCGGAAGCCAGTAATTGCCCCACCACTTGACGACGCTCTGAACGCGCCCCCCATGCTGGTTTTCCATAGCCCCTTGGCGGTCGTATCTTTCTGAAATGTCACATAGGGGAATAGCGCCTGATAATCCGAGCTGTTTACGATTGCCTTGATGTTCGATGAGTTATCATTCACCAGCGTGTCTGAATAGCTGATATGCAGAAATTTCGCCCTTGGATTGATAGCAAATCCGCGAGCAACGAACGACCATACCGCAATTGCTGTCTTGGCATATCCGGGCGGGATATTGATAATCAAGCGTTTGATTTCGCCCGATATAACCTTGTCCAAGGTGTCACAAATAATCTTTTGATGAGGCGCAATGTCGTAAACACGCCCCTCTAATTGCTCCAATGCAAAGGGCGTGAATTCCGCTTGTGTCGACAATAGACGCTTGGCAATTGCCTCAATGCTCAAAATCTTGTTGCAGCCTCTTTAGGTAATTCGATTCCAGTGATGGCGATGAGTTGTTGTTGATCTGAATGGCGGTGTCTGGGCTTTTTCCTAGTCTTGCATCTCTATGCTTGACCAACGTTTCCATAATGGCTTTAACGTGGACTGGGCTTTCTGCATTATCAAGCATGGTCATGGCCTTATCTTCTACCTTCGCCATGCGCTGGTTAGATTTCATTTCAAAGTCAGCCAAATCGTTAACAGCGCGTGTTAAGTTAACAGTGTTAACTTTGTTAAGTTTGGCTATTTCATTGACGCCGTGCTCCATCACCATGCGAGACTCGACAAGCGTATCTACAACATCAGGATCAATTACAACCCATCCATCAGCATTGGCCTTTTTTGATATGGCGGCATTAGAGACATTATGCCTATCTGCCAGTGCGCGGGTAGAGTATCGGCCCGTTATATAATCAGCCTTTACCGCATCCCATTGATCTTGAGAAAGCCTAGCCATGGAAAGCAATCACGAAAACAGCGCAACATAGCAGAAATATACGAACATTCCGAATCCCAAAATACCGGCCATTTCCGCAAATCCAGCAATAGCCATCTTTACGACACCGACCTTATAGCCAGTGATTGCCCGAACCGCAGCATAAAAAGAACAGATGATGAAACCTATTTGGATATTTGTCATTTTACACCCCTTTGAACTTCATCAATCCGCAATTGCGTTACATAGCCACGTCCATGCAAAGCATAAACCGCCCCCTTTTCACTCGTCATCAGATCGTTCTCGTCGTACCAGACCCGCATGACACCCTTCTCTTTCAGATCACGCTCTGCGCGTCGAAAGTGCCGTTCTTCTGTCCCAGATGATACGCCATTCTCACCCGCGAGCCGCTTAACGCGCACTAGTTCAATTCCTTCGACCCAGATGTTTTCGGTCATGGTCTATCTCCTAAAATCCCATCGTTAAACCCACGTTCTAGCGTTCGCACCAACCAGCGCCATTGATCATCCAGCGGAATGCGCGCTTGATGCAAATCATCATGACATGATCGGCATAATGGTATCGCAAACTGATCAGCGGCCTTCGTTCCGGTTCCGCCAATTCCCGCCAATCCTATCAGATGATGCGCTTCACTTTGCCCCGCTTTGCCGCAATTCGCGCATGAAAGTCTGCGAACAAATGCGATGTATTTTTCTGATCGCCATGGTTTGTGCCTTTGCATCATCAAAATTGCGCGAGAAACACCGACGTTCAGGGCGGTGAGGGATAGCGCCTGCCGTTAGGCAGCCTGCCTCGCGGCCTCCTTGGTATTGCTTGCTATCTTTGGTTGAACGAAATAGCTATAGCCATCTGTACGTGGAATCAACAACTATTTTCAACCTTTTTGCTGTATTTTTTCTATCGGGTATTAATTTATTTTTTTCGCCGGCCGTAAACCGCATCCATGTACAAATCATCAGGGTGCGGCAGCCGAATCCCTATATTCCCCGCGAATGATTCAACTTCGTTCAGATACATGGCGAAGTGTTGAACGGTCAGGTCGGTCGTGCTAATCAGCTCGGATATCGTCGGCCACTTGAGCGGGAAAAGCTCCAGCATGTCTTGTGCATCGATTGCTTTGGTATACCGCTCTGGGTATTCGAGCATCAGGGGCAACATCAGCCGATTTTTCAGCATGGCGTGCATCTCATCCTTGCTGTGTCCAGTTTCAGCCGCCAGCACTGTCATCCATTGCCAATACAGTGCGTTTTGATCACGGCTGCGGCTTGGCTTGTGCGCGCTGATTGCTACATCCAGCGGCCCGGCGATTGATGCCCCGGCAATGAACCTGATCGCAGCCTGCCGTGACGCTTCATCTCGGATGACCATTCGTCGTTTCATGGGTAAACCCTCACAGAGCCGCTCCACGCGCCAATCAACTCGCTTGGCCATTTTTCGAGCAATACCGCCAGCAGTGTCTCGACTGTGTCGTGGTCATCTCCGCTGATCGTTCCGGCGCCGTGCACGAGCTCGAAGCGAAGCATTGCGCGGATCATGCTTGCTCACCCTTTGACGCCACCATGATGACCACAGACACGCCGGTGCCTTCGAATTCATCACTGAATATCTCGCTCCAGTTGATCGAGAAGCTGGGCAGCTCAAACCTGTTTTTCATCGATGCTGGAAGAATCGCAACCAGTCGGCCACCTTCGCGCAAAAACTGTGCGGCATGTTCTGTGTGCAGCTTTGCCCGTCCTTCGCTATACGGTGGATTCATCACGATCCGGTCGAATCCCCATGGGAATCTTTCTGGCTTTATTGCCAAGAAATCTCCGGTAATGCATTCGTCCACATACTCACCAAGCACTGTTGAGAAAAACGGCGACAGCTCGATGCATGTGGTTCTGTTTCTCGGCATAAATTTCGCAATACCGCCAGCGCCAGCCGATGGCTCAAGGCAACGATTGCCATCCTGAATCTCGGCCAAATCAACGGCCAGAACCGCCAGCTTTTCCGGCGTCGGGTAGAACTGGTGTGACTTATGCTCAGGAACGCGGCCACGCACAATCAGCTCATCCAGTACATCACTGGGGTCGTAATCGAACTGGATACGGCTGCCGATTTTTATACCCCCTAGCATTCCGAGAATTCGCTCGACTTCATCCCGCACAGGCTTGGTTATCTGAAAATCAAGCGTGATTGCATTTGGGATCGATTCAAGCCTTCCGCGCCATGCCACATACGCCTTACGAGCTCCTGCGATTGCCGCCAGAACATCGAACGGCAATGGCGTCTCGATGGTTTGGAAAAACTTTGATGGTTTTGTCGGAGGCTTTCTGCTTGGCGCAGCAATGGCGCCTGGGTAAAGATCGGCGAGGATGCAATTGAGCCGCCATGCCATATCTGGATGGATCTCGATATGCGCCGTGCCCTTTTTGTACACGCGAATTCGAAGCGCGCCACCGTCTGCCGTCACCCACTCACCGGGCCTACGAATGCAATATTCAATCAATCGGCCCGTTGAGGTGATCTTGTGTTCCTCTCGGCCCATGAACCGGCCAATCACTGCGCGCAAGTCGCTGATGTACTCCATGCGCTTAGAATCCGGATGACCCCAATCATTGACCACATACGCCACAATCATTCGCTTGCCGAACGCCTGGGGCTGATTCGTCACATGGTCACCGGATAGGGCCCTGAAAATACCATCCACGCGCTCAGCAAAGAACCTGCCGCGTCCGTTAATCAAATCCAATAGCGTGGGTTTTACGATCGACTCGATAAAATCCGGCGCCTTGCGTGAGTAAATCTGCTCGTTCCATTCAATCCGGCGCTTTGCGGGCATAGATTCCAGCACATCGGTCGAGTTGATTGCCCTTGACCAGAAGTCAGAATTCAGCGCAGCAATTGCGCCATCACGCTTGAAAATTTGATCAGGTATTGGCGGCTGCGTGCCGCGCTCCGTATTGCCTTCGGTGAAATATCCGATCACATCATGGATTTTCGCGTACCACTCGACCACTTCGTCGATTTGTTTGACCTTATCGGCATATTTTTCGAGCAGGTCATCGAGGATTCCAACTCGGATAGCGGGATAAAGATCAGCCGGTGCCAGCATGGTAGATTTGTTCATGCCATAGCCCCCAATCCAGCCAATGCCTTCGCGCGCCGTTCTTCGAGTTCTAGGCGCTTGATGGCTTCCATTTCAGCTTTGATTTCTTGGTGCGTTTTTGTGGATTTAGCGGCCTGCTTGAACTCGGCCAAGCGCTGGAGAAACTCTCCCTTCATGCCAGAATCAGGCGCGCTTTTTCCAGACAGCAGGCCAGCGATTGCTTTGCCTTCGGTCGTGATCTCAATACCGGCATCAGGCAACAATGCTTGCGTCCTGTCGCGCGTCAGCAGGCCAGCGCTTACCGCCTCGCTAATTGCAGCCTTGCGTCCATCTGGGTCATGACCAAGCGATGGAACAGCAATCGGCCCGCGCATCTCGCTGACTGCTTTCGCAACAGCGCGCTCATAGGCCTGCTTGAATGCCATGCGGGCAGCGACCATATCTCCATCAACCATGATCGGTCGGCAAACGCCGAAAGCGTACTGCGCCTCCTCCGTCCAGATCACCGTTACGGCCTCATCGTCCGCAATCAGCGCCTTGGCCCATGCCTCGTCAGCGGATAGCCATTTGCGTCTTAGGAACGCTTGCACCTCACGCTCCACATCGGCAACCTTTGGCGCGAACTGGCCGCGTTCCGGATTGCGCCGGTGGAGTTTCAGCCCAGCTAGAACTGCCTCCAGTGGGTAATCGGCAAGGTCATCGAAAAACATCGCCGTCATGTCCGCGTTGATGGGTTTTTCGTAGTACGCCATCGTGGCTTCCAGCTCGTCGGTGAAACGGTCAATATCAGCGCGGTTCATGACACCACCTCCAGCACTGGCCGCTCTTCGCCCATGATTCGCCTCCGGGCTTCTGCGATTGCCGCCGCGTTCGAGGCTTTCAGCGACTCGTGCCTGTCTGCCGCGTTGGATTTTTCAGGCTTTCGGTCGATCTCGTCGTTCCAACGCTCTTGGTTCAGGTAGGTTTGCGGGTTGGGGATGTAGCCACCGAGCCACTTGCGATCACTGCCAGCGCGAAGCTGCACGTCAGCGATCAACGCATCGGCCATGTCGTCGAGCCGTTTACGTTTCCAGGTGTCGTGTGCTGGCTTCTTTCCGACCTTGGTTGGGTATGCCGCCCAGAATTCATCGAATCGGGATGTTGTTTTCGCGGTTGGTGTGATTTCGTTTTCGGACACATCGGCAGATTCGCAAGAATCGGCGACGATATTATTTATTAATCCCTGTCCCTGTCCCTGTCCCTGTCCCTGTCCCTGTCCCTGTCCCTGTCCCTGTCCCTGTCCCTGTCCCTTAAGAGTATTTTCCGGTGGAATTCCGGTGGAATTTTCTCCGTTTCCAGTGGAATTATTAGCTCTTTCCGTTGGAATTACGCTTGGAAGATAGAAAGAATCCTCCGGCATTCCATCAGAAGTCCACTGTTCAAAAGATGGAAGATCATCGGAAGAAATGCCTTTTTTTCTGAGCCTTCCGCATAATTTCCCGTGTGCGTACTTGAGCTTTTCATGCCATGACTCGTTCGCTTTCTCGGCTACAACCGGGTGGTATAAACGGCCATCGCTGCATTCGATCCATCCGCGCAATGCACCTTCCTTGACGCGGTGCCATTCCTTAACCACTCGGCCATATCCCGCCAGATTTGACAGCACTCTGTCATCGTTTGGCAGGCTTGCGGCTGGTACTTGGTGCCAAGATGCAGCCCAGAGAAGAACCGCCGTCCAGCAAGCCTCTGGTGATTCGGTTGCGGCTAGATCAGAGTCACGCAATCGCGCCACGTCCAGTGGCATGAATGCAAAATCTCTTAGGTCACAATCTTCCGGTGTGAGTGGCGCGATATTATTCATGGCTTATGCCTTCATTCATCGCTTTCAATTCAGCCAGGTGTTCTTGGATGACCTGCGAAAGTGAGCGGCCAAGCATGATTGCCGATTTAAGGGACATACTCATTACCGCCTTCGGGTCTTCGCTTGTCTCTTGGTAAATCACAACCTCTATGTTCCCGTCGTTACCCTCAAACGCATCAATAAAAGCAGGGAAATAGTCGCCGTCTTTTACAATGTAGCCATTGCCCAATGCTTTGAATTCGCTCATAATCAAACCTCAAGTTTTTGTTTTACCCGCCGAGCTGTTGTCGCAGCGATGAAGCGGGAATTTTTTTGTCTGCAATTTCATGGCCGCAAACACGCCAATAAAATCATCTCGTAATGGGTGGCTCTGTTCCATCGTTGCTATGTGTTTTTATCAGTTTTATTGTTTCAGGATGCCCGACCATTGTCTGAATTCGTCCATAGTCATCGCGCTTAATCACCATTAAGTTTGGATCTGGTTTATATTTTTCAATCTTTTTTGAAGATTGGAAAGGCCGCCACGGGCGCGAAAACAATCTTTCTCTCCATGATCTTTTTTGCTTAAAAAAACCATTTTCTACCAACATGGAATCGCTGGTGTAAAAAACTATATTCCCGATCTGTTGATACATTTTCATATTTATCTCCAAACAAAAAGCCCTATTGAGTGCGTCCTCGCAGCCACGAAGACACACACAATAAGGCTCGTTCATGTGGCTGCATGAGAATGCCATTGTATAACAAAATTCATCTTTGGAATGATGCATTTTGGTTTTGTGCCGTATTTTCAATTGCCAACCAAATGAAGATATTCCTTCTCTTTCGCCTTGTTATCTTCGCTCATGGTCGGGTGTGACCGCATCCAATAAAAGTTCTGCGGAACTGCCTTCACGATAGACCAATCTTCTTCTTCGATGTGGCGGTAATCACTGTATCTATCCGTTAACAACTCCATGTCATCAGGATATTTTTCAAGCATTTTTTTCAGTTCGCCGACATTCATTTTGTTTACCTCTTGATTTAATCGTTCGTAGAAAATGGATTTGAAAACATATCAAAAGCATCCATAGCCCGCACACTAATTCCCCCACGATCCGACCAAATCTTAATCGTCCGTATATCCCAAACATGCGAATCATCGCCGTACAATGCATCCAAAAGCGCCTTGGTGTAATTGTCCACATCTGGCCGATCTTTATGCGCATTGCCCCGATGTTCAGCTTTCTTTTTCTTGCTCCAGCTTGACGGCATCGGAACATGAAAAACGACATGCGCACATGGCTCTGGCAGAACAACACGACGAACGCGAACCTCGTCACAGAATGCACGATACTTCATAACCGGTGGACGCTTTTTCCATTTGTCGGATTGCGTCATCCGTGGTTTTGCAACCGGCGTTATCGGGTAATGTATCCAATCGCTCATTTCACGTCCCAATCAATCCGATGGATTTTTATTCACGCTCGCAATCGCTCGTGCGATAACAAGCCCAAGAACAATCGCAACCACGAGCCACGATACGATAAAGAGCATCATTTTTTGCACTTCGATGAAACATCGACAACAATCTCGTAAATGTCTACTTCCGCGAATGCGTCCGATCTGCTTTTGAACAAAGTGCGTTGCTTTTTGACGACCAATAAATCGTTACCGAGTTCAACCCATATTTTCCCTCCAACGCACATTGCGCCCCTGTGCTCTTTTTTTATACAAATTGCATATTTACTCATTTTTTATATCTCGCATGAATAATTTGCTCGCGCGTTTTGTCGTAGCCTTTTGCGAACAGGCCGATAAGTATAAACAGGATTGACACGACGATGAGAAGCGCCAGCATCGTGATAACGCCGATAAATACGGTTGCCGCGATCCATTCGAGGATGGTCATTGGTCATTCCTCGCACACCACATGTCCCGACACTCGGGCCCGCACCAGCGATGCCCGGAAGGAACCGGCTCATCACACTCAAGGCAATGCCCTGTAGGAATAGCAATCGGTGCTTCATGTTGAATCGCTTCAATCCGGCGGCGTGTTTCCGTTTCGATGCGGTCGCTCGTTGTGTCTACTTCATCAGCCATTTTTATTTCTCCTTTTTAGTGGAAGCGCGTCATTTTCATTTGGGTAAATGTCTGGGTTTATGTCATGCGGCGAGTATTCCCAATCGAGCGCCTCACAAAGCTGGATGATGCGATCAGGTGGAACCCCTCGCTTAATCCACTGCGATACGCCTGCGTGTGTCATCTGAAGTTTTTCAGAGATGATTACTCGCGCCCCTTTCTTTTCGTGCCATGGTGTTTTTTTGTTCATGCGGCTAATTATGAAACAGAACGTTACATGCTGCAAGCATAGAATGTTAGGTAAATTACTTGGGTATCCGATTTCCGTGATTGATCGCTGAAAATCAGGTACGCACATTGTGCAGCGCTGCCTTGAGCCGGAAAAGCTCCCACAGCGCGGGGTCCATTTTCCGCTCGCCGCCCTCCCATTGCTGCCAGTTTCTGAGCGTGCGATAGATCAGATTAGCAGCAATGGTCTGGGATAGCCCTGCAAGCTCTCTTGCCTGCCGAATTTCGGCAGGCGTAGGGATTACTGGACCAGTTTGCATTTTGGGCACGTCCCGCCATCGTCAATCCAATCTTGGCCGGGCGGATACCCGCATCGCTGGCAATAAACCGCCGGTTTCGTCTTTGACTTGGCCGCTGCGATAGCAGCTTGTACTTTTACTTGTGGTAAGGATACTGCCGCTCCAACATTGACACGGACGTAAATGCCTGTGCGCTCGATAAAAACCAGCGCCCCGGTCATTCCGCAATTTGTAACAAGACCGAGCGCTTTACCAGTTGCCGGGAGGTGAGTAGCGTATAGGCGCCAGTTACCGCCGAGATCGACGGTAAGGCGGCCACGATTATCATGATTCATGGCCGCGCCCTATTAGTAATCTGACTTGTGGGACGGGGTGTTATCGCCGTCTGCTACGCCCTTAATCTGGTCGCATTTTTCACCACCAGCGGAAGCGCGGAGAATGGCATTGTGCTCGCGGATGTAGCGCTCTTCGGCCAAGTCGGAGGCGGTCGGCTTGGCAGACTCAACATCCTTGGTGATGTTTTCGTAAGATATGATTTCGCCGCGCTTAGCATCGGCCATCGCCTTGTTGACCATGGCGAGTACCTTGGGCGACATTGTGCGGACTTGGCCTTTCGTTGCTTTGGTGTAATCCATCGTTTCGATGTCGCCATTCGGGCGGCGGATCGTAACCATGCAGTGGCTGGGGATGGTGATCAGATCAGACATTTGCTACTCCTTACCCCTGATTCTGCGAGGTGCCAGTTGCGCGTTTGCGCCTTCCGTGAGTTGTATATTACGCACAATGTACGTATGTGTCAACAACTAAATCAATCACGAAAATCGGATACCCAATTACTTATGATCTATAAAAAATAACTCACAGATTTTTTGCTATTTTTTGTAACTACGCGTTGCATTCAGTGAAACGCATTGTTAAAGTACACCCATCAACAACGAACGAGGTGAGCGAGATGGGACAAATTATCAAAGTACACGATCAAGTTTTCGAAGCGCCTGTGCATATGACCGAACAGCAACGACAGGCAAAAGAGATGGGCGCTCGTTGGATTGGCGCGAAAGACCCTTTGCCAATGCCAGAAATGAGCCGTGCAGCATGGGATATGCGTTTTCAACGTCGCCGGCGTGAAGCCGCGAGGGCTGCGAAATGAACAGCGTTTATATAGGCGACCCATACGCGGCTATTGATTCTGAATATCAGCGCCGCGTGGATGATGAGGACGCATACGCATCCGAGCTTGAAAAGCGCACCGATGAACAGATTGCTATCATCGAGGATGGCGAAATTATCGACCTGTTCTGCGATGGTGATTGCGCATTGGCAGAAGCTGCGCAAATGGCTCTGTACGACCTGATGAAAGCGGATAAAGGCACAAGTTCTGAGGGGTTTAACGAAGCCGCAAAGGGCTTGGCTGACGCTGTAAACGCAATGATTTACGGAATGGCAAAAGAGCGTGCCGAAGCAAGCATCAAGGCTGATTTGGCATACGACGAGCATTAACCCGGCGGCAGATGCAGATAACCGGATTCACCTAGCACCGCTTACAGGCTGCATCCGATTTGCCCACGTTACGAGGCTTTATCCGAGAGCGTCATTAATAAATGGCCCTCTTTAATAAACAAAAACTCACGAGGTATTTATGAAAATTGATGATTTGACAATTGGACAGGCTAAAGAACTGGCGGCGATGTTTTCACAACCGGTAATCACAAATAGCGTGGCTGGGTGCGATTCATTGAACTCAATGATTGGCAAAAAGGTAATCGTGCGCACTTATTCCGCTGGCGTGTTTTTTGGCGTTCTCGCAGAAAAATCAGGAAACGAAGTAATTGTAAAAAATGCTCGTCGGATGTGGCAATGGAAGGCTGAAAAGTCGATTTCGCTTTCTGGGTGCGCAATTTACGGAATCGATCAAAAAAACAGTCGCATCGCCCCTGCTTTGGATTCGATTTGGCTTGAAGCCATCGAAATCACCCCCTGCACCGACGCTGCGATCAAAAGTATCGAGGAAGCCGATGATGTCAAAGCTCAATAAACCTGATGTTTCCGGCGACGGCTCCGGCGACGGCTCCGGCTACGGCTACGGCGACGGCGACGGCTACGGCTGCGGCTACGGCGACGGCTACGGCTCCGGCGACGGCGACGGCTACGGCTGCGGCTCCGGCGACGGCTCCGGCGACGGCTGCGGCTCCGGCGACGGCTCCGGCGACGGCTCCGGCGACGGCTCCGGCTCCGGCGACGGCTCCGGCTACGGCTCCGGCTACGGCTCCGGCGACGGCTGCGGCTACGGCGACGGCGACGGCGACGGCTAAACCAAAAGCAGAGCGTATTCCCTGCACGAATGCGCTCCTTGATGAATCAACTTAGGAGAATGTGATGAATGAATTAGTCGAATTGAGCAACGAGGTCGCACACGGCCTTGGCTTGAAGATCAGCGGTCAAAACCTGATCGAAACATTGAAGCGCACAGCGTTTAAGGCACAGGTCAACGACGACCAGATGTACGCGCTGATGGTTATTGCCAAGCAATACGGCCTCAACCCTTGGACAAAAGAGATTTACGCATTCCCAGACAAGGGCGGGATTGTTCCGATTGTCGGCGTAGATGGCTGGATGCGAATCATCAACTCACACCCGCAGTTTGACGGCATGGAGTTCGAGCAGAACGAGGAATCTTGTACTTGCATCATTTACCGCAAAGACCGCAACCACCCCACGAAAGTGACCGAGTTTATGGCCGAATGCCGCCGTTCGAATGCTGGACCCTGGCAGACACACCCTCGCCGGATGCTGCGCCATAAGGCGCTGATTCAAGCCGCGCGTATGGCCTTTGGTTTTGCCGGTATTTACGACGAGGACGAAGCCGAGCGAATCAAGGAATCAACCGGTGCACCTGTTCAGATCAAAGAAGTCGAGCGCCAAGAGTACTCACAAGCCGAGTTCGACCAGAAGGTCGGTCAATGGCAGGGAATCATCGAATTAGGACGCCACACGGCAAACAGCCTGATTGACCAGATCGAAAGCAAGGGCAAGTTTTTCACCAACGAGCAAAAGATGACTCTGGCGTCTTTTGAGCCAATCGAAGCAGAAGTAGAGGAAGTATCAGAATGATTATTCACAAGCTTATTCAAGGCACGCCGGAGTGGCACGCATTCCGCGCCGAGCATTTCACCGCCAGCGATGCCCCGGCAATGATGGGTGTATCGAAATACAAGACCCGCGCTCAACTGTTGCATGAAAAGGCAACAGGAATCACTCAAGACATTGATGCAGCCACGCAGCGCCTTTTTGATAACGGCCATCGGTTTGAGGCGCTTGCTCGCCCATTGGCAGAGGCAATCATCGGTGACGACCTTTATCCGGTTGTTGGTTCTGATGGCAATCTTGCGGCCAGTTTCGATGGGCTGACGCTCGACCATGTAATCAATTTTGAGCACAAGACCCTGAATGCAGCAATCGAAGCATGTCAGACCGCAGACGATCTGCCGGGCATGTATCACGTCCAGTCGCAACACCAGATGATGGTGTCTGGATCGACAAAAACCCTGTTCATGGCGACACGATGGGACGAAAACGACCAGCTCATTGATAAGCGCGAGTTCTGGATTGAGCGCGACGAAGTATTCATAGCTGGAATCAAGCAGGGCTGGGTACAGTTCGAAAAAGACAAGGCCGAGTATGTGCCGGTAGAGGTCATCGAAAAACCAAAAGGCGCAGCGGTACTTGATCTGCCTGCGGTCATGGTCAGCGTGTCCGGCCAGATTGCCATCACTGACAACCTGGACAAGTTCAGCTCGGCACTTAAGTCGTTTGTCGAAACGCAGTTGATCCGCGAACCGAAAACCGATCAGGATTTTGCCGATCTCGAATCTCAGGTAAAAACGCTCAAGAAGGCCGAGGAGGCGTTGGATTCTGCCGAGGCTCATATGCTCGCCCAAGTTGATTCCGTGGACACAGCCAAGCGCACAATCGACATGCTGCGCAAGATTGCCCGCGATAACCGGCTGATGGCTGAAAAGCTCGTCAAGACCGAGAAGGAAAACATCAAGACCGCTGCGATCATGAATGCGCGCAAGCTGTTTATGGATCACATCAGCGCGCTGAATGCCGAGATTCGTCCCGCACAGATCGAGGGCGTAACGCCGGACTTCAACGGCTCGGCAAAGAACAAGCGCACCATGGCGAGCCTTCATGATGCGATTGATACCGAACTTGCCCGCGTCAAGATTGAATCCGACGCCCAGGCCAAGGATATTCGTTTGAATCTGGCGTTACTCAAAGGGCATGGCAAAGACTATGAGTTTTTGTTCAACGATCTGGCGACAATTGCGCACAAGGCACCTGACGACTTCGCCGCGCTGGTTGCGCACCGTGTCAGCGAGCACAAGGCCGCAGAAGAGGCGCGACTTGCAGCCGAGCGTCAGCGGATGCAGGAGCAGGCCGAAGCAGATGCTCGCGCCAAGGTCGAAGCGGAACAGAGCGCCGCTCAAGAAGAAATCGAGCGTCAGAATGCGCGGATAGCCAAGAACATCGAATTGCAAATGCAGGCATCAGCCGCGACTTGCGAACCGATCGATCCCAATCATCCGGCGGTGCATTTTATTGAGGTCGAATCGAGTGATGAAGATGTGCCCAGCCAAACCGAAACCGTCCTAATCATCCGATCCGCATACCAGCCCAAATTCATCCGCAAGATGGTCGCCGATTCGCTGGCCAAGTACGGGGTCGTGGTTGATTCGGTTGAGCTGGATGAGGTGGTGGTATGAGTGCGCATACGCCGGGGCCGTGGCGCAAAGGGATCAACGATGACTCTGTTGTATCGGATGCCTGCACAGAAGATCAAAGAGGCTTCACCAATTTTAAATATTACGGCGGTCATTTGATTGCTGAATCCATTGAAAATCACAATATTCCACTAATAGCCGCCGCGCCTGAAATGCTGGATGCGCTAAAGGTTGCGCTGCGGTGGGCGGACAAAGATTGGGTGGGGTATGAATCTGTGGCATCGGCAATCGCCAAAGCAGAAGGCGGCTCGCTATGACCCTAACCAACACAAAAACAATCCTCCGTCAGATTGGCGCAAATGGAGGCAGCGGATGGGGTCTGACAGATGACAGCGTATCTGAGGAAGAAGTCGCAATCAGTATGCACGGCAGCCGAATTCTCAAAGCTTTGGAGAAGTACCGGTCTGCGCTTATCAGCATTGGCCGACCGGCAACAGTCCATGAAATTGCCGATGCTGCGGGCGCAAGTCGCGGTTCGACAAACTACTTCATTAAGGCGCATCCAGAGTGGTTTAACCGGATCGAAGTGCCGACTAATTTGAAAATGACATATTTGATTGAATTGAGGGTGAATTGATGAGCGGATTTAACGAAGAACGCGCCGATATTGTGGCTCAAAATGGGAATGACGGGCTTCATTATGATGCCGAAACATTCACCGAGCAGATGCGTTGCTTGATAACGAGGAGAAAGTAAAATGACAAAACAGGAAATTCTAGAAGTGCTGCTTCTATTGTCGGCACTTGAATCATGGTCATTCGCAGACAAAAACCATTTGCCAGATTATCTGTTTGAGCGGCTTGATCGCGCGATTGCAAACATGACTGTAAAACTATTGGGTAATGAAGCTAAACATTGACAATTTATGTGTATAATTAATGCACTGATGATTTTGGATTGCTAGATTGCGGTCGGTTGTCAGTGCTAACACGCATGGGGATTGTTCTTATGGGAGTGTAGGCTTGCCGAAACCCAGCCAGTCCCCAGCCGTGTTGGCGAATGAACGGTGGCACTTTCCACCATGCGAGTGTAAGGGCGGTAACAATACCCACTCAGTGAATGCACTGGACGCCAACAACAAAATATGACCGCCGCCTCTGCTTATGTACGCGGCGGTTTTCTATACATATCAGAAAAACGTGTATAGTTTTTGGCGTTTTCTATACACGCCAATTCAAAACCGCATATCCAGCCAGCTTTTTCCATTCCACGGCCCCGCGCCAAAAGCACGAACCCCAGCCCATATCATCCATCGCCGCCATGCAGGCACACCGGACACTTTGCCCGCCTCACGCAGTACTGCATCAGCCGTTCGGCGCGGCACGATCTTGCTGGTATAGAGCCAGTCATGAATAACCGCTGCTTCCGTGCTTGTGTCACCGGCCAACCAGAACACAATCGGCAGGCGAGGCACACTGGCGAAATCGGTCTGGAATCCTTTAGGCGCGGTGATCTTTCGATCAGCCACGTCTGACTGATAGATGAAATCTTCATCCAGTGACCACTCACCGCGACCTTGTGCCGCATCATTATCGATCAACGTGACTTCAAGTTTGCTTAGGAAATAGGCCATTATGCACCAACAGCCGGAACACCCGGCGCATCCACGCCTCGCGCCTTAGCCGCTGCTTCGATCTGGCTTTGAGCAGACGCCACGCCCGAAGTAATAGCCGCCATGATCTGCGCGAGTTCCGGCGCTCCCGCCTGCTGCATTTGAATCAATTTGACGATAATTGGCGCGATTGCCTCGGCGGTCGCAACCCACGGATTCGATGCGCCGACACCGGCTTGAACTCCTGCCAAAATCACCGGCATCAATTGCTCGGCGGTTGTCAATGCGGTTTGCTCAACAGTGCTTGCTGTGCTCATTTCAATACTCCCGCTGCCGTTGCTCCGGCAAGAATGGTGATGGTTGTAACCGCGCTCGTGATCTGAGTGGTGGCAGTCGTAATATCGGTAGGTGGCGCGGAACACATCGGCGTGATCTGGCGCGTGATGATCAGTACTTGTTGAAGCTGTGCATTGCTCAACTTGTCGATATTGGCGATCACGGCTTTCTGTGCGCCGTTGTAGAGCAAGCATGACTGCATCCAGTCGGCTTGCAATTGGGCGGCACTGGCCGCGGCTTGTTGCTCTGTGGTGACCGGGGTCGCATTTGGCGCGACTTGGGCGCAACCGCTCAGCATTGCTGTTGCCGCAATCGCGGCGAGAATAATTCGTTTCATTTGGATAACCCCATTTTGTAGACGCCCAGACCCACAAGGGAATACTGAATCGCGTTGATAAAAGCATCTGCCGGGGCTTTCCCGATCAGAACCAGTCCGCCCCATGCTGCGAATAGCAGGATGGCAGAAATAAATTTAATGTCGATAGCGTTCAAAACTTGCGCCTCCATTGAATACCTAAAGAATCAATCTCACCAGATTGAATGCTCGACACGACGCGAAAGCCGTGTATATACGGCGTGTCGATGGTCATCGATGCGGTGAGAACGACGGCGAGAATTGCGGTGCTCATTTGCCGCCCGCTTTTTTGTATGCGTCGATCAGGTCAGAAAAAGCGTTCTCGTGCTGGTTGTATCCAGCGCCCGGGAAACTTGCCCAGATCTTGGAACATGCGATGATGGCATCGGTAATATTCCCCGCATCGATCATGTCGAGCGCACCTTTCTCGCGTATCAGCTCAAGCGCGGCCTTGTCTTGGCTGCCGGGCGAAAAGTCCGGTAGATTCAGGCGCATTTTCAGGACTGCCCAAGTTGGCGCGGTGATCTGATACCGTCCAGCCGCGCTACTCCACAACGTGCTGTTGAGCTGCATGGTCACGCGCGGGTGATCGTCGAATGAATCCATGCGTCGCATCAGGGTGGGCGTGCTCCCCACGATCACGTCATAGCCGTTATGGCGGCCGACTGATGACGTGCCCTCAGAAAATGCGATCATGTCGAGGAAGGCGGCTTGGTTGGTCATTTGCGCGCCTGCGCTTGAGCAATCGCGTGCTCGGCTAAAAGCTGCGCCTGAAACCGCGTGACGGCATCGGGGCAGGTGAAAAAGGACTGCGTGTTGTTCTGCGCCTTGTAGCCTTTGCCGCCTGCTTGATCAGGCATGACGAACGCGCCCTCTCCAGATATGCTCCAATTCGTCGAGCCTTCCGCACCCACGAGGCCATCGGCAACGAATCCCTTGGTGTGGCTGATCTGGTGCGTGGCGCTCTGGCCGATCACGAAGTGGGTGTTGAATCCGATCGGGTCTTTGGCTGCATCCGATTCAAGCAAGCGTTTTTCATGCACGCCGCCTGCTTGTGATTTGTCGAGTGTGATCAGGCAGGTGATTGCCGGATCGTGGACGATGCCCATGATGGTGTCGTTGAGTTCGGGGTCATCGTAGCCGAACATTCCGAGGTACAGCGACACAGTGACGCGGCTCAGCACATGCTTCAACGCGCCGTGAATATCGTCCCGCCCGGCGAACATCAGCCGAAAATCCGATGATGCGCGCGGGTTGGCTTGTTTTTCTTTGGTGAACGGAATCAGGTCATCAAGCGCGAATGATTGCAGGCTCATGGCTTAATCCCGTAATGGTAGAGAATCATGGCAGCGGTTACCGTGGCAATCACCACGCCCGCCGTGCGCCACAGCTCGGCAATCACGCCCTTGCGCTGTGAAGCCGTCGCCTGAATTTCCAGTTCCATCGCGTCGATCAATCGCTGTTTTTCGTCCAAATCGTGCTTGTTCATGCGCGATGAGATCGACTCAAGTATTTTGCTGTGGGCTTCTAGTTGGTCAAAAGCCCGCTTCAATGCGCTGCGGTCTTCCGCTTGTTGCGCCACGGCATGGGCAATTTTCGCCATGTCATCGGCCATTTTTTGCAGAAGTTGCTTGTCATCTTTTCGAGCCTGCTCAAGCAGCGCGATCCGCGTTCCGTGGTCGTTATGTCCTGGCTCAGCCATGACTTCTCCTTGTTGTTCAGGCGCAAGCCGTTACCATGTAATTGATTGAACTTTGTTTATAGTCGTCGCGGCACGAACCGCTGCTTTTTGCGTCTGCAAGTGAAAAAACGCCTCAGCCCCTCGTGCACCAATAGCGGCAGCCAATCCTTTCAAGTCAGCAACAGTGAACGGCACCTGCGTATTGTCCTTTGCTGTCCATGCATATCCAGATGGGAGGGGAGCGCCAGCAGTCACATACACATCAAGCTGCTGGCTCAGGATATTTGCGCTACCTGCATCAGCCTGGAACGTCTGAGTAACTCCGCCCGCGCTCGTGTATTGAATATCTGCGCAGATGGCGGATTGATAATCTGATGTTAGCGTTGCCATCTGAGCGGTCTGTGCATCCGCTAGAAGTTGGGCGGCTGTTGGAGCCGGCGCCGCGACAACGGCACCATTAACCACCTGCCATGCTTGTGGGTTTTCGTATTGGGCCTGGGTGCATTCAATGTGGCCGTCAGGTATTGTGCCATCTGGCGTATACCCTACGCCGGTAATCGCGCCGGATGACGAGTCAAAGCTGAGAAAGTTCATTTGTCAAGACCCCACATTAGGTACAAATATAAGAGTTAGCCATAGCGAGAAACTGGCGGTGGATGCGCCGACCAGTGTTGCGACATACGGGCCAGCTGGTACGGTTGCAGACGCGACAAGCGCCCTCGATGTCGTTGTGTTATCTGTAGCGACCTGCGCACCATTGATCGACAATGTCGATGCATTGGCACTGGCTGTTTGACCCGCATAGTTAGTAGTCCCGACAGCCATCAAAACCCCCGCACACGGGGCTGTAAAAGAAACAGTTATGCTGGTTGTGGTGTTGCTCGCAGTTGTAAACGCACTGGCGATTTTGGGTACATATACCTGCATCTGCCCAAGGTTAACTGCGTGCTCTGATTGCGTCGCGGCAGCCACTGGGGACGATCCGCCGCTTGTGTTAATCAAATTCCACGCATTGCCAGCGCTATTCAGCTGGAAGATAGCGCCTTTCGT